GAATCAGAAAGTATTATTGGCATCATTTGAGTTAAGACCTGTATCTAGTTGCCAGAGAGCAATCAGACAAAGTCTTGGTGGTATAAATCCATCTGAGGATTACATTGAAGATTGGTTAGATTTATGTGATGGAAAATTATTTTTGTATGATCAACAGGGATATATTACACCTGAGACTGTATTAGAAGTGATTTATTATTCTGTAGAGAAACTGAAATGCACTCAAATTATATTAGATAGCTTAATGAAGTGTGGAGTTGCTGAGGATAATTACCAAGAGCAAAAAGAGTTTATAGACAAACTTTGTATTGCAGCTAGAGATTTAAAATGCAGTATTCACCTTGTGGCCCATGCTCGTAAACGGTCTGATGATCTAATGAAAGCACCAACTAAACATGATGTATCAGGTTCAGCTAACATAACTAACCTTGTGGATAATGTATTTATTGTGCATCGTACAAATAAAGATAAACGACTTAAAGATGGTGATATTACGGTAGAAGAACATAAAGAACTACCGAGTACCTGGGTAAGCTGTGTAAAGCAAAGACATTATGAATGGGAAGGTGAGTGGTCATTTTGGTTTGATCCTGATGCACTGAGATTTAATCCTACAAAAGATTTAAATAAAAAGGTTGACAACTTTGATGATTATCTATAGAATTAAATTGTAGGTTAATTAAACAAAGGAGAAAACAATGAACTACAGTAAATATTTAAAAGAAGTATTAACAGAACCAGGCATTATCTCATCATGCTATGAGAACTTTCATAACTACAGCTTTGGTAATCAATTACTAGCTTATGGCCAGTTAAAAGCTAGAGACTTAGACTTATCACCTATTGCACCATATAAAAAATGGCAAGATCTAGGTAGACAAGTTAAAAAAGGTGAGAAGGCTTTAGAATTATTACAGCCTGTACCTGTAAAAGAAAAAGATGAGTCAGGTAAAGAAACTGGCAAAGTGTTTACATTCTTTAAACCAGCTAGAAAATGGTTCTCATATGATCAAACAGAACCAATCCCAGGTGCAGAAGAATATAAACCAGAAGTAAAAATAGCTGAATGGGATGCAGAGTTAGCATTAAATAATCTATTAATTGTGGAAGAAGAATACAGTTTAGCTGATGGTAATTGCCAAGGATATGCAAGAGAAGGTTTTATTGCAGTCAATCCATTAGCAGAATATCCACATAAAACTAGATTCCATGAGATTGCTCACAATGTATTAGGCCACACTGCTGAAGGTAGATTACAGGATGATGAGAGAACTGCTAAAAACATCAAAGAAGTTGAAGCTGAATCTACTGCTTACATTTTATGTCAGTTGTTAGGTTTACCTGGTGCTGAAGAGTCTAAGGGTTATGTACAGCATTGGTTGCAGTCTGAAGAAGTATCAGACAAATCTGCTCAAAAGATATTTGCAGCTGTAGATAAAATCTTAAAAGCAGGTCAACCATCTTGATAAAATATCAAGTTTTTCAAGACCTCTTCGGAGGTCTTTTTTTGTCTTGCATTTTGCCCTGAATTCCTGTATAATTATGGCTATGAGGGGTATCGTTTTGCCTAAAGAAACGTAATCTCTCATCCTCCTTTGTAGGCTCACTTCGGTGGGCCTTTTTTATTTGGAGCATCGTATGCCGTTAAAACGTGGATCATCAAAGAAAACAATATCAGCTAATATACGCACTGAGATGAAATCAGGAAGACCTCAGAAGCAAGCAGTTGCTATTGCATTAAGTAAAGCAGGTAAATCTAAAAAGAAAAGGAAATAATCATGCCTAAGGTCGGTGGTAAATCATATTCATATACTAAGTCAGGAATGGCAGCTGCTAAGAAAGCTGCAAAGAAAACTGGTAAAAAGATGACCATGAAGAAATCTTATGGGAAGAAGAAGTAATGGCTAAGCCTGGACTATACGCTAACATTCATGCTAAGAGAAAAAGAATAGCATCAGGTAGCGGTGAGAAAATGAGAAAGCCTGGAAGCAAGGGAGCTCCAACAGCAAAGAATTTTAAACAAGCTGCTAAGACAGCTAAGAAACCAACAAGGAAGAAATAATGTTTGAAGAATTATTTAGACAATATCCTGGATTACAAAACTTGTATGAAAATGCAGTAGCTAATGGCTATACTGGTGATCCACAACAATTGCTAAGAGAATATGGTCAAGACTTCTCTAATGAGATTGGTGGTCTTGGTGCTGCTTTAGGTATGCAATCACAGCCTTCATTAATGCCACAAGGAATGGCACAAGCAGTTCAACAACAAGCTATGCCTGCACAGCAAATGATGCCACAACAAACAATGCCAATGCCACAAGCAATGATTGATCCTACAGTGATGGCATATCAACGTGGTTTATTATCAGGTTCAATCCAACCACAGAATCCTTATGGTATGGGTTTAGCTACATCACCATATGTTGGATATCCTCGTAATCCTTACGGTAGTCTTTTATACTAATGTGGTCATGGCATTTCTATCTAGGATTTAATCTTGGATGTGAATGGTATGAAGGTGAAGTAGATGGAGAGCCTGTAGATTATTTTTTAATTAACTTAGGGCCAATCAGAATACAAAAAGCGGAGTGGGCATAATGGCTGTTAAAAAGAAAGTAAACTTATCTGTTGGTCGAGGTGAGAAAAGATCAGTCAAACAGGGTGCAGGATTAACAGCAAAAGGCAGAGCAAAATATAATAGAGCAACTGGTAGTAATTTAAAAGCACCAGTGACTGGCAAAGTAAAGCCAGGCAGTAAAGCAGCAAAGAGACGTAAATCATTCTGTGCTAGATCAGCAGGGTGGACAGGTGAACGTGGGAAGGCAGCTAGAAAAAGATGGAAGTGTTAAGCCCATGTATAAAGAAGTGTTCATTCTTACCAATTCATGATGGCACATTCATTTGTGAAGGTTGCAGAAGAACACTAGAAGAGATCACTGAATGGTCAAACTATAGTGATGAAGAACGACAAGAAATTATGAAGAGGTTAGAGAATTAGAATCACTAACACAATCGATATAGCAAAAGAGTATTTGAGGGTAGAGTCAATAATTCAACCTGCTATAGATTTAAACAATGGTCTATACCATTCAGAAGATATACTGCGTGAATTAGTATCAGGTCAATATCATTTATTTACATCTGAACATTCAGCAATCGTTGCCACAATAAATCCATATCCTCGTGGAACTGTATTACATTTATTCTTAGCAGGTGGTAACTTAGAAGAACTAGAAGAACTATACAAAGAAACAGAAGAGTTTGCACGTTATCAAAACTGCAAGTCAATTACACTTATGGGTCGGTTAGGATGGAGTAGAAGCTTCTTACGACAATACGATATGAAACCAACCTGTTTACAAATGAGTAAGGAATTATGATAAAACTACATCACATATTTAGATTAGTATGCGGATTTGCAATGGTTGAGTTTTGCAGATTCTTTTACTTTCAACAACAATACAGAGGTCCAAGTTACGAATTACATAGACCATCTGCTCCATCATTATCAGCAGAACAACAAAAACTATTAAATGTTACACCTAGTTCTCAGTATCCTGGCTTTTATCAAATTGGTAACCAAAACTTATACTTAAGTGGCAATAAAGTTTATCAGCAAGATCAAAGTGGAACAACATATATACAACCACTAGGCACTAATACACGATTTAAACGATACAGTGGAGATATAAAAGGATTTATTTCAGAAGGAGATGATGCAAAAACATACTCACCATCTATGGCATACATATCTGCATTACAATCAGCACAAAATCCTTATGTTCCATTTAGTGCACCACAAGCACCAATTAATGTTTTAGGTTACAATCCATCATCATTAATCTCTAGCATCTATACACCTGCTAGTGCATCAACAACATATACACCAACAGGAACATCATACGGAGCAGGAAGATATTTGAGTGGTAGTGGACTGTTAGGGAAGCCAATAAGTTTTACACCAAGTAGCACAACATCTAATGTAAGCACTCCATGATCTGATATACTTAAATCATGTTAAAGATATTTGTAGGATTTGATGGTGAAGTAGAACCAGTTGCATATCATACGTTTTGCCAAAGCGTGATAGAAAAATCAACAATACCAGTTAGCTTTACACCATTAGCACTAAACACATTAAACAACTACATGGAAACACATGATGATGGTTCTAATGCGTTTATCTATTCTAGGTTTTTAGTTCCATATCTTTGTGACTTTAGAGGATATGCACTCTACGTTGATGGTGATATGTTATGCCGAGATGATGTAAACAAACTAATAGATGAGATAGATCCATACGCAGCTGTCTCAGTAGTACAACATAATTACAAAACAAAGTTTCCTGTAAAGTATTGCGGTAATAAAAACGAAGACTATCCTAAAAAGAATTGGTCATCACTCATGTTTTGGGATTGTGGCCATCACAAGAATAAGAAGCTAACACCTGAGTTTATTATGACTGCATCAGGTAAATATCTACATCGTTTTGAATGGTTAAAGAATGACTTTGTAGACTTGGTTGGTGAATTACCAATCGAATGGAACTGGTTAGTCTCAGAATATGAATACAATCCTGATGCTAAGTTAGTTCACTTTACAGTAGGAACACCATGCTTTGCTGAATACAAAGATTGTGATTATGCAGAAGAGTGGTGGCAAACATTTAACAATTTAAAACAACCAACCTAATTGGAGTTGTCATGGACGAACATAAACACGGAGGAAAAAGAGAAGGAGCAGGTCGTAAGCCTGGATCAGTTAACAAGTTATCAATGACTGTTAAACAAAACGTCATTAATGTATTTGATAGACTTGGTGGTGAAGATCACATGGTGCAATGGGCGACAGAAAACCCTAATCAGTTCTACAACATATACGCTAAGTTAATGCCTACACAATCAGAGTTAGGCACAATAGAAGGACAAGAGTCACCATTGAATGTGACATTGAATTTTGTGAAACCAGATGACAGAGATAATAGCTGATTTCCCACACAAGTTATCATTTCTTGGAGAACCACACCGATATAAAATAGCTTACGGTGGACGAGGTTCTGGTAAGTCTTGGGGTTTTGCAAGAGCATTAATTGCAATGGCAATACAAAAGCCAATGCGAGTGTTATGTGCTCGTGAAGTACAAAGATCAATTAAACAATCAGTGCATCAATTACTATCTGACCAGATACAAGCTATGGGATTTGGTGAATACTTCGAGGTCTTAGAAAATGAGATCCGATGTGTCAGTGGTAGTCGATTTAGCTTTACAGGTCTAGCTAACAACACTGTAGAATCTATCAAGTCATACGAAGGTGTAGATGTCGTATGGGTAGAAGAAGCACAAACAGTGAGTAAAAGATCATGGGATATTCTTATTCCAACGATTAGGAAACCAGGATCAGAAATATGGGTGACATTCAACCCTGACCTCGATTCTGATGATACTTACAAACGATTTGTAATTGATACACCAGAAGATGCAGCAGTCGTTAAAATCAACTGGTCTGATAACCCTTGGTTTCCTGATGTATTAGATAAAGAAAGATTGCATAGTAAGGCCACATCTGATGACTATGACAACATCTGGGAAGGTGAATGTAAGTCAGCCGTTGATGGTGCTATCTATGCTAACGAAATAAGAGAAGCACAAGAAGAAGGACGTGTGACCACAGTGCCACATGATCCAATGATGAAGACTCATGTTGTTATGGACTTAGGTTGGAATGACAGCATGGCAATTATCTTAGTGCAAAAAGGTATTTCTGATGTCAGAGTGATTGGATATATTGAAGATAATCACAGAACATTAGATAGTTACTCAGCACAGTTAAAAGATTTAAGATATAACTGGGGTCAGATGTATTTACCGCATGATGGTCGTACTAAAGACTTCAAACACGGTATATCAGCAGAAGAAATAATGCGTAAGCACGGTTGGGATGTCAGAATTGTGCCACGCTTAGATGTTGAATCAGGAATTAAAGTAACACGAATGAACTTCCATCGTGTTTATTTTGATAAGTCAGCAGAACGATTAATCGAATGTTTAAAGCATTACAGACGTAATATTAGTACAACAACTAATGAACCTACTGCACCGCTACATGATGAATATTCTCATGGTTCAGATGCGTTCAGGTATCTTTGTGTATCCATTGACGGTATGACAAACGAGTCATGGCAACACGAAGAAATACAATACAACACAATGGGAATAGTTTAATGGCAGAAAAATTTACAGACGAAGAGTTATTAAGTCAGATAGACAATGAAGAAAACATTGCCTACGGTATTAATGATTCTCAACTATCAGCAGAACGTGCAGAAGCTATCAACTTTTATTTGGGAGAACCTTTTGGTAACGAAGTAGAAGGCCGTTCTCAAGTTGTATCTTATGATGTTCAAGACACGATTGAGTCAGCATTACCACAATTATTAAAAGTATTTGTATCTGGTGATGAAGTCGTTAGATTTGATCCTAAGAATCCTGAAGATGTAGAAGCTGCTGATCAAGAAACTGATTATGTCAATCACATTGTGATGGAAAAAAACAATGGGTTTGAAATCTTTTACGTTTGGTTTAAAGATGCACTACTTTCTAAAAATGGTTATATCAAAGTCTATTACGAAGAAGAAGATGATGTAACAGAAGAAATGTATGAAGGTCTAACGGATGAACAGTTAGATATGTTGGCAAATGATGAC